CAGGCTAGATGACGTGCTAATTGCGGGCGATTTTAGCTTTATGAAAAATGGACTTTTGATCCCTACTATGATCGAAAACGTAACCACGAGCAAGACCGCAAAACAAAAGCGCTACTACACCGAGGCAACGCTTGAGGTGCGAAATGCGGACGCTTTTGCAATCGGCGTAGGTCTAAAGGTCAAATAATGACGTCGAGGCTCGCAAAAGAATTTCTAGCTCATAAGATCGTGGGCGGCAAAAAAATGCCGCCCGATCAGATATTGTCCGAAATGTTTTTAGAAGCTATGCTGTGGGTAGCCAGCAAATGCACACCCAGCGAACTATTGCGTAGCGTAGAGAGTGAACGAGTGTATAGAAACGTCGCGAACGGCTTTTATATCACATACCCCGACAAGCCAAATTTTGATGACGAAAAAGAGCATATTATGATCGATGAGAGCCTAACGTATGCGGTAATCAACTACGTAGCATTTATCATCAATCAGGACGCTTTTTATAGGGATTTGGCGCTTGAAATCATCTCGGACTATATCGCAAACGACGGCAAAGAAAGGACATTCGATGACTGAGGAGGGATTTAATACGGCGCTTTTAAACGCCGAGGCAATATCGGACATCGATATTTTAGAGCTGCTGCGGGCTTTGACGGAGCGGCTAAAAATCCTTAATGCCCTCATCGCCGCAAGTATATTAAAGGGGTAAAAATGGTATCGATTTATGAACTCAAATTGGGCGCTGAAAAGCTTGAAATTTTAAAAGCTCTAAGCGCGGAAGTAGAAAAAACGATCGCTTCTATCGGCAAAATCGACAATAGTCGCCTAAATACTATCTATAACGACATATTGAAAAAAGCAAATCAGGTCTTGCAAAACACAAATACTACGCAGTCTTTAAAAGACGACGTGGATGTCAAACACAGGGATGTTTCCGAAAAAGCCGCCGCGATAAATCAAAAATTCGAACAGCAACAAGCTCTGCAGCAGAGCTTGCAAAGGCTAAAAACAGAGATAGAGGACGCTTTAAAAAGCGGACTAATCAACGATACGGCGGAAAAAACTACGACAACCTATTCAAGCAAAAAGATCGGTGAACTGCTGAAATTAAAAACCGATAAAACGGATTTTGACGACTTAAAAAATACCGTCAATAACAAGCTCGGCAAAGACGAGCAAGCAGCGGATAGCGCAAAACTCGGCGGGATGGTGGCTAGCGTATCCGAGACGAGCAATACCATAGCCCAAAGAACTGCGGAGGGAGATTTGCGCGCAAGATGCCTTCGCTGCGAGTACGTGGAATTACAAGCGCCTACGCAAGATTCTCTGATGGGAACAACCAGCGAATTGATATTTCGCAATACCTCCGACAAATATGAGCGAGCCACGAGTATAGTTCGGGTTTTGCAATGTCTGAACTCCGTCCAAAACGATGTCGCGTGGATGGATAGCGATGCCATAACACCGGACAATAAAAACCAAGTAGGATATGCTAGGTTGCCGGGCGGATTGATAATTCAGTTTGGTATGACGCATAGGTTAGCAACAGGCGAAGCTAGGACGCAGATATTTCCAATGGCATTTCCTCATGCTTGTTTCGTAGTTTTATGCTCGCCGCATTTGCCATTGCCTGAAAATGGAATTTTAAGCCCATATACGCAAGCGTGGAGCACAACAACCTGCACGGTCAAGAATGTCGATTCGGATAGTTCTTGTCATATAGTATGGATAGCAATAGGAAATTAGGAGAGATTATGAAATACGCAAACTACGACAAAAAAACAAACGAGATACTGGGGTATTATGATAGCGAGATACACGAAAACATACCCGCCCCTAACGTAGAGATGAGCGACGAGCAATGGGTAAAAGCTCTTGAAATGGGCGCTACCCATATCGACCCAAAAACACTTGAGCCTAGCATAAAAATAGAGGAGCTCCCAATCGAGCAACTGCGCGAAGCAAAGACCGCGGAGCTTGCCGCTTGGACCCATTCAATGGGCGATAGTTGCAAGATCAGCCTCAAAGACTTCGGCGTCATCAACGGAGGCTATCGCTATCTGCTGAATGTTGAGGCAATGATCGATACCTTCGATAGCCTAGAAATTCGCGCGTTTCGTATGTATGACAACTCTATGAAAAAAATCAATGGCCAAGAGGAGCTCAAACGCATCAAAAAGGCTATTCAGCTCGGTGGGCAGAAGCTTCATAGTCTGAAGTGGCTGTATGAAGCCAAGATTGAAAAAGCCAAGAACAAAAAAGAACTAGATGCCATAGCGTTTGTCGACACGATCGAGGTGGCGCTATGAGCTACTTTCTGATTTTTCTCTCGGCGTTTATCCTCTTCGCCGATAAGGAGAGATGATGTTTTGGATACTGAATAGGCTGCGCGGGCGATACGCCTACTTTGCGAAAATCAATGCGCTGGTAGTGGCCCTGCTGATATTTGCATTTTTGGGAAATTTCTACCTCGCGTTCATCTGTGGGCTAGGCTATCTTGCAGGCGAAAGCAAAGGCTGGGGCGTATGGGTCGGCGCTCTCGTAACTCATAGCAGCTACACAAGCGAGCATGAGGTGAAATTTATCGAGCGCGTTGCCCGCAAACTCATTAAAGACCCGCGCGAGTATTGGCTAGGCTATTGCCGCGTCTGTTTGTTTCTGCGCGGGCTGCTTTGGTGGCTGCCAGTTTTCGTGCCGCTGCTCTTTGCGGGCATTTACGCTGCGCCGTTTCTAGCCGTAGTGCTTGCGGTAGGCTTCCCGGTTGCTTGCGAGCTAGGATACCGCACAAAATGGACGTTGAAATTCCGCGCCTTTGAGGCAAACGATGCGTGGGGTAGGCAGGAATTGTTTTATGGAGCTATGCAGGATTTGGCGTTTATAATTTTATGGACGGCGATATGAGCTTTAAAATTTATGCAATCTTAGGCGCGGTAATTGCGCTACTTCTGTGTGCTATAAAGTTTCAATCTTGGCAAGTGGATAGGCTAGAGGCTGAGATTTCAGAACAAAAGACACAGATCGAAGCGCTGAAAGAGCAAAACGAGCAAAAAAATAAGCAGATGGAACAAATCTCGCAAGCCGCGCAGCAAAAAGAGGAAATTTCAAAGAGCGTGGCACAGATCAGGCGGGATTTAAGAGCAAAGAAAGGGGGCAAAGATGAAATTTCAAGCGAGCTTAACGCTAGCGCTAATTTTGTGCTTGAGCGGTTGCGCGAGCGCCCCTAATTGCACCAAGCCGCCGCAGTATCTATTAGCCGTGCCGCGCATAGACGCGAACCGCACTATCGCAAGTCAAGCAGACGCCGCGGAGCTAATGCTAGATCTATACGAAGCCTACGCAAAGTGCGCGATTAACCTAGAAAGCATAAGGAAGCTAAATGAACGACCTAAATAGCTTATTCGACAAAATTTATTGGGGGTGTATGATGGCACTAGCAATAGCAATCACCGCACTGCGGACTATGTCAAAGAAAAGGAAAAGCAAATTTGCTTATATCGTAGCGTTTTTATCAGGCTTTCTAAGCTCGATTACTCTTTGCTACTTCGGATCGGAATTTACCCTGTTTATGACGGGCAACACTCGTTTTGGATTAGCGGTAGGCGGGTTTTTTGCTTGGGTAGGCGCCGATGCCGTAAAAAATTGGGCTGAAAAATTCGTCTGCTCTAAGCTAGGCATCGATAGGCGAATGAACGAGGAGGATTTTAGGGAGGATGAGTATGAAGATAAAGATAAATAGATTTAAAAACATCCCCGACGGCACGATCGGAAAACTAACGATCACGGACGACGGAAAAAGGCTTTTTGAGTGCTTCACCCTTGAGCCAGCAGGCGCAGATACTACCGAGCGCGGCAAGGATAGACGCATACCTGCAGGCAGGTATCAAATGCAGTGGCACAATAGCCCGAGCCAGAAGCGAATGTGTCCGCTTTTGTGGAACGAGTCGGTACCGAAGTCTCGCTACATTCTAATTCATCCGGGCAATTTCCCGCAAGATACTGCAGGGTGTATCCTCGTAGGCGACGGATACAATGCCGCGGGAGTGACAAACTCCGTGCGAACATACAACTCATTTTTTAAAATTTGCATAGGCAAACACATAGAATTCGTGGAGATTTCAAACGAGGAGGGGATATGAGCCTGCTAGAAAACATCAAAACTCACGAGGGATTT